ATCAAATTCTAACTGCATTAGTTCTCTCTTAATCTGAGCCTCAGTTTGTAGTTTTTGAATCTCGAATTGAGATTTAGCTTGCTCGATGCTAATCTTTTCCTGCGTCAACACCTGCTGCTTTTGAGCCTCTGAAAGAGCTATTTGTTCTGCCGACTGTGCATTCGCTTGAGCCTGCATTTGAACCATCTGCTGCTTTTGCTGCTGCTCCATCTCCATCCTTTTAGCTCTCTTCTGCTTGAGGATTTCATTAGCAAGCTTGATGTTGTTTATTTGACGTATATCAATAGCGTCTTCAATGTCGATGCCACCAGTTTTAAGTGCCACCTGGATGTTCTGCTCCAATTGTGCTTTTTCCTCTTCCTCTGGCTCAAGCTCTAAGTAAATACCAAAGTCATGAAGAGGTAAGTTTCTAATCTCCTCTAGCGTACCCACATTAAATGAACTGATAGAGTTTTGCAGTGAATTTTTAGTCAAAGCAAACTCAATAGAGTCAGCAATCCTTAGAGAGACGTTTTCGCATGCTCTAGCGATGAGATAAAGGCTTGCCTGTAGGATATGTCTAGTCGCTACATTTGATGCGTTAGCGGCCAGCTTTTGAAGTCCTACAAGAGTATCCTCCATTGGTACACTACCGTCCCTAGCCTCATTTAGACCCGTCACGTCACGAATCATTTGCAGGTAATACTGGTATGTATTAATTAAAGCTCCAAGCTTTGCCTGTCCATTGGATGAGTTTAACTCCTGGATAGGTACCTTACCCCTGTTCATATCACCTTCCTGGGTGAGTGATCTACCAAGGATGCTACCAGTTTGGAAGTACATGTTCAGTGCCTCCTGTGGGTTGTAGTTGGTTCCGTTACCAAGATCAACCTCCGCTAGTCCGTCTATATCCAAGTACACACCATCAGGAACAAGCTTAGATATAACCTGCTGTATCTTGAGGTTTGTAATATTAATCATGTCAGCAAACCCAGTAATCTTGCTAACCACAGACTCTATTCTGCCCTTATACATTCTTGGGGCAGTGATGGCGTAATTCATTTTAACACGAGTGGTGTCTGACTTAGGTCGAGTCATGTTTTCACACAATCTCCAGTCAAGCATTTCATCGTACCCAAGAATCTTAGCCCCTTGAAACAATACCTCTATTGTTCTAGATACCTTATCAAACGAGTCTGATGGTGGAGGATTAAATGAATCTGTTTTCTGGATAGCCTTCTCAAGGCCATTTGCTGTTCTCTTTAGCTTGAATACCTGGTTCATGTATGTCTTATACTCAAAGTACAAAACCTGAACCGTATTCTCGTCATAGTCGTTCCATCCTACCACATAGTCACTTCGGTTGCCAAGCTTAGAAATTCTGTCTAGCTCCTCCTCGGAGATTTGTGGGTATTGCTTTTTAAGCTCAGGGATGGTGATTGACTTAACCTCACCAACATAGTATATATCCTCAAAGTTTGGATCCTCTGTATATGACCAAACCATTTTAGCTGGGTCACAGTAATCTAAAACTATACCATTAGCCTTATTCCAATTAGTCTTTACCGCACCAATACCGAGTACAACAAGATCCTGATTAAATCTTCGCCTTGTTAATTCAAATTTGTTTTTAGCCAGTGTATTATTAATTGCCTCCTCCTCAGCTATTTCAATAGAGGGCTTGTACTTAAGCTGCATGTACAAAGCAACCTCATCTGGGTTTTCAGGTAAATCGGTTTTACCAGGGAAGTTAGATACATCAATTCCGATGTCCTGCTTTAGTTTAGCAATCTGTTCTTTGGCTATTATCTCTCTAAGTAGGTTACTAGCATAGTTAGTCCTTTCCTTTAATGAGTCTGGATCCTGAGCATACGCATTAACGCTATACTTTTTCTCAGACATTCCGTTGACTACGATGTCAACAAACTTAGATATGACTGGAACTGGCTTCCAATCTAGATTAAGATAAGACAAATCACCGTTAATAGAAAGCTCGTCCTTATACTTCTGTATAGGCTGCTCTCCTCTCGCATAAAGTCTAAGGTTGTGGTATTTATTCCAGTTTGTGGCAAATCTATTGCCATGTCTGCCCCCATAAAACCACTCACCCTCTATAGCCCTACCAACCTGTTTGCCGTAGTCATAACTCTTTTTCTCCTCGTCACTAACGACCTGACTAGGGAAAGAACTATTTGGATTTGTGCTTATATTCATTTATCTATCAATTTAGAAACACTACCAGTGTTATCATATTTTTTAAACGCAAGAGCTATATTTTTTCTAACAACTTTATTTATGGGTGCGTATCTGTTTTTATTACATGCCATTATTGCTAATCCTGAACTTATAGACGCATCAAATTTTGTTCTGTTGTTTATATCAAATCTGGCCCAATCATTAAGTGTCCTATCGAAATACATATCACCGTACTCACCATCCCCGATTATACCAACACACTCGTCTATGTATGTCTCTATAGCCGCTGCGTGAGCCTGTTTAATATCCTCGCTTGAGTTGGGTATTCCACCGATTTCTTTTTCTGTCTGAGAAAGATTATTCCAAACCCTATCTGGCCTGTTCATTGAATAACCTCTATACCCCCTCCTCTTTATATGGTACAGCAACCTGGGCTTATTATTTTCACAAAGTATTGGCATTCCGTAAAATACAATCGCCATCAAAATATCTTCAAAGAATATCTCAGCCGTCTGTGGTCTAGATATATACTCCAAAAAGAAATGATTCGCTGGAGCTTCCTCCATTGAAAACTTTGTTAATCCATGCAGAGATCCATTTGATCCTGTGCCAGTTACGGTACCTGATATATCGTAACTATCGCATCCAAACGCCCCTAAATGCTCATTACCAGGATACTTAACTCCATTCTTTAATATTACTCTATTTTGTAAATTTATAGGTGGAACCCAGGAAATTAAAAATCTGCCATTGTTATTTGGCATAAATATTACTCTACTGTCTTTGATTCCATGTTCCCACTGGAAGTTACCCCTAGTAAGTATATTGGTGTTTCTTAGGTCTTGGTTGTAGTCTATCTGTTGGTATATCTTGGTTAGATTGAATAAGGCATTTTTAGCCTCATCCCTAAAAGCATGTTCTTCTGTTCTTGGGAACTGACGATAAAACTCATTCAATCCCTCCTGGTCATTTTTTAAACCATCAACCTCATTCTGCCAGTAGTCTATAACACCAATCCTTATCTGGTTACCATACGGATCGTAAACTTTTTCTTCTGGCGTTTCAAAAACTGGTGCACCATACTCATCAATATATCCCTCGTAGTTCCACTCCATTGGTATAAACAAAGAATACAAGCCAGAGGCGGTCTGTCCGTTAGCATTTCGTTTCGTTACATCAGACTCCTCGTAAAGCTTTTTAAAGCTCTCTCCTCCCTTATCTAATGAGTTGGAGGTGCTACCCATCATACACTTTCCGATAATGCGGCTACCGAGCCGTAAACAGGTCTTAGTTACCCTCCAGTTGTTTAGGATGTTATTGGGTTTCTCCCATTTACCAGATTCATCATGAATCAACAGCGACAGCTTCTCACCATCATAAGAGTTGTCCCCAGTATTTTTCCAGTCAATTGTAGTGTCAAGACCAGTAATCTCCTCAACCGAAGCCTTGGTGTCTAACTTCTTTCTTGTAAACTTAGATGCTGGTACTCGATAAGCTAGTTCTGTCTTTGGCCTATCCATACCATCCTGTATTGGCTTGAAGAAGAACGGGTAGTTTACCGAAATTGGTACTACCTTATCCGTAAACATCTTCTTAGCATCTGGACCAGTCTTGGATAGAATGCCAAATCTAGAGTCGCTAGACAGAGTGGCCATATTTACTGTTTCAGCGGAAGACATAAATGAAAAACCAGATCGCCTATTTTTCAAATAACACATCCCATAGCTCCTATGGTCTGCCTTACACGCCTCCCAGAATATAAAGAACAACCTGTTTGATTCTCTAAAATCTGGTTTACCAACATCAATCTTTGACCACTGCAAGTATGTGTAGTGGGAGCCAGTTATATACGTTGGCTTCTTGTTGTTTACAAACCAAAACCCCTCCTCTCTTCTTGTAAACTCAGTGTCGATGTAATCAAACCATTTATTCTTAAACTCTTCTGGAGCATCATTCCACTCAAATACACTCTTAAACCTAGACAGCTCTTTGGGGTACTCCATACGTTCCCACTTATTACTCTTGAACCTAACCACGTTACTCTCTAACGGTAAGGCTATCTTTAGGTTTTGTATTTCGTAAATCTCACCTATCTGGCCAGTCTTACTAATAACTACAACATCGTGGTCCTCATTATACCCATACTCCCACTTTTTGCCCTTGTTCATTCTTTTCAGAACATGCGGCTTTATATGGTCATCTAATATTTTTAATAATGTTTGTTCGTACATTATTTTTTAGATCTATTCTCTGCAAATCCAGTAAACGCCTTCTTAGGCGCCTCTTGTTCTGTTTTACCATCTAGCATATTCTGCTCTTCATTGATTCTGTTAAGAATCTCAAAGGCATCGAATATGGCAAGCTTCTTAGTGGCTGCTGCGTTTTTTAATCTATCTGCTGAAACATCATCTTCACCACCAGTTACAATCGGTTCCTTAGCAACCTTAATCAGTTCCTCAACTGCTGCTTGCCCAGCTTGGATTATACTCAGTTTTGTCTCCTTTGTTTTCATAGGCCAAAACAATATTTTTACATTTCATACAATATAATAGTTCACCATCGACCACAAACTCAAACTCTGATTCTGGTGTGAAACCAACCACCATCCCAGGTATGACGCTTTCTTTTTCTAGTAGTTCGTTTCCGTACTTCAGTATACCAGTCAATGGTTTATCTTTTTGAGCCGACCACTGGTCATCGTTGATTATTGGCTGAACAAAACAATAATCTAAGTGGGATACATTATCACCGTATAGGTATATCTGTTCTGGTGAGCAGGCATACATGTCATCCTGTATGTGACTCCTACTGTTTTTCTCATTACCCCGTATATCATAGAACCTTCTAAATACGTTGTGATGAACCCTAACTATGTCACCCTTCTTAATTTTTGTGTCAAAAGCCAATGGAGTGGCAACCACCACCCCATCCTTGCTTACGCTTTTGTAGTCCTCTATCTTTGTGTTGGTAATAAATGTTACATCACCAATCTTTTTCTTGTTATTGTATCTGCCATCAATTGGCTTTACAATAAAGTCATGAATACTATTCATAAAGCTTAGTAAGAAAGATCATATTCGACAGATATTGCCATGTTCTTATTGAACTTCTTCCATGGCAACACTTCTTCGTCTTTTGTTATGTATATGCTGTATGAACTTTCCTCTTCATTAAAAATGATGTCGCATATATCATGACCACCATACACCGATTGGCCAACAGAATAATGCATTGCATCATTCTTGTAATCTGAACCTATACTTATCTTTCTAATTACAGGCATCTCTAATCTTTTTTCTCAATAGGGGTGTAAGATCCGTCCGATAGATCAATGTTTATTGCTCCATATTTCTCTTCAAGACCCTTTTTGGTTTTATTGGATTCGGTCAATAAGTCCGAATAAAACTTCAATACCCTACTTTTTTCACTTTCCAACAGGCCAATTTGCTTTAGCATGTTATTCATTTCCATCTGCTGATCTACAATAAGATCAAGTTCTTCTTTCTCGATTTTCATTTAATTAAATTTAATTTGTATTAGTTTTAAATATCTAATTCAGGATCTGACATCACGATGGTGTCAAGGTCTACGATATACTCCGATACATCACCTAAGATGCTTTCGATGTGTTCACGTTTGTCCACATTGTACCTAAATGTACCCGCTGGCGAGAAGTTCTCAATCCCAACAATTACATCTGTATCTACTTGAGCCTTTTGCTCTGCATTTAAATTAATGATTTGCATTGTTAAGCTGTTATATTGTTAATGAATGTTTTGTAGGATGACTCAAAGGCAATTAATTCTGTCTCTGACATTCCTTGACTTATAAAAGAGCTATTTGATTGCCCACCATAAGTAAAATAGTAATGATCATATTTATATGGGTCTCCAATAAAACCTGTCGCTGGATTTGAACTTGTTGCTGTATTTGTTTTTACGTTAGTTCCATTAAATAATATACTTCTGCTACTTGAAGTATATTGCCCCATAATAAAAGACCAATTAGATTCAGCAGTTATATCTGTATTATCATAAAAATATGTGCTTACAGAACCAGAGTATGCGCCAATTGAATTAAACAGCCTCCTTATTGCAATTCTATTTGAGCCATCATAATACTGTGTATAATATTGCCCTGAAGGGGTTACGCCAACTGGATCTTTAGCAAAAGTACCAATTGCAAAATTGTAATCATCTGTTATAATATTTGTTATATCCCCACTTTCAATTATTGATTTCGTACTACCATCCCCTGTTAAACCTATTGTAGCATCAACATCAGCATCAACAAAGTTATTATTAGTTGCGGCATTTAACGTAATAGCATCAATTACAGCTGAGTTAATAACACCACCTAAATACGGATATAATCTTTTTATCTTAGACCATCTTCCTGCTACTACTTCACGACTAACAAAAGCATCCCACTCAGACTTAACATTATTTGTTAATGTTCCACCTGCATCCTCTACAGCTTGAAAATATGCAGCTGCATCTGTTTCGTATGTCTCTCCATCTTGTACTTGTTGGATGAAGGCTTTGTAGAGTTTTTCGAATCTTAAGGCGTCTTCTTCATTCAGGTTTTCCATTGCAACCCACCCTAATTTTTCTTGCGTGGAGTAAGCTGACAACCCAGTCCCATTTTGTAACGCAGCAAACAATGCTACGTCTGGACCGAAAGTTGTTGCAGAACTAACATCTGTTGTGCTTGATGTCAGTTCTTCCCCATTCAAGTACAATTTGGAGTCCGTTGTAGAGTATCTTGCGGTAATAATTGAGTCTCCATTAGCCATCACATTCGATGGAGACGATAACAATACCGAAACAAGATTCGAGTAGTAGAAATACCTACCACTAGCTGGTGTTCTTAGGCTAACTTGATTAGATGAAGAAAAACCTCCCCAAGAATATGAGTTATCGTCTGGGTCTATTGTACCAACAAAGTCAAATATTTGATAATTAAATATGGAGCTGAGTTCAGTAGCTAGATTGGTACCTGTAATTGCTTTTGTGGAACCATCACCAGTTAAACCTATTTTAGCATTTACATCTGCGTCAACGAAGTTATTGTTCGTAGCTTGCCCTAAACTTATAAGGTCTATTCTAGCCGCATCAATCGTACCACCCATAAATGGATATAACCTGATAGCCCCATCCCACAACCCATCAGCCTTCATAGACTTCACTAGATTGTTTACAGCAGCTTGTTGTGCTAGGGTGAGGGTTCCTCCTTGGTCGAATACCTCTTGGATGTAGGCTTGTGCGTCAGTGTCTAC